CCGTCAACTGAAGATCGCAAGCGGTTATGCCGCCAACATCTTCGCTGGTGACGTTGTCAAGCTGGTCAGCACCGGCGTTATCGAAAAAGACACTGGTACCACTACCGCCACTCCCGTTGGCGTGTTTGTTGGTTGCCAATTCACCAACCCCTCGACCAAACAGATTCAGTTCCAACAGTACTGGCCTACCGGTACCGTCGCTGCTGACGCTGTGGCATTCGTTTTGGATGATCCGGACGTCCTGTTCAAAGTCGCTGCTGTGTCTTCGGGCACAACCATCGCTTTCTACGGCCAAACCGTGATCGGCACCAACGTGTCGCTGGTCCAAAACGCAGGTTCGACTACCACCGGCAACTCGGCTGTGGCTATTGACGGTTCTAGCGCTGCTACGACTGCTTCGTTGCCCATCCGCATCATCGCTGGCGTGCCTGACAGTGCAAATACTTCTGGCAACTTCTGCGAGTTCATTTGCAAATGGAACGCACCTTACGCGGTGTCCACAACTACGGCAACTGGCGATCCATTGGTTTACACCACTGCGACCGTTATGACCGGTGGTCATCAATACCTCAACCCGACTGGCGTCTAATAAGGAGCTAAATCATGGCTATTTCACGCGCACAACTGCTGAAAGAACTGCTCCCCGGCTTGAACGCTTTGTTCGGTTTGGAGTATGCAAAGTACGGCGAAGAACACAAGGAAATCTACGAAACCGAGACTTCCGAGCGTTCCTTCGAAGAAGAGACCAAATTGTCTGGCTTCAGTGCCGCCCCAGTTAAGGCTGAAGGCGCTGCTATCGCTTACGACAATGCTCAAGAAGCATGGTCTACCCGCTACAACCACGAAACCATCGCCTTGGGTTTCTCGATCACTGAAGAAGCGATCGAAGACAACTTGTACGACAGCCTGTCTGCTCGTTACACCAAGGGTTTGGCTCGTGCTATGGCTTACACCAAGCAGGTCAAGGGCGCTGCAGTGTTGAACAACGGCTTCTCCGCCAGCTACCCCGGTGGCGACGGTGTTGCATTGTTCAGCGCATCTCACCCCTTGGTCTCTGGTGGCGTCAACAGCAACACCCCCTCTGTGCAAGCTGACCTGAACGAGACTTCCTTGGAAGCCGCCGTTATCCAGATCGCCGCTTGGACCGACGAACGTGGCCTGTTGATCGCCGCTAAGCCCCGCAAGCTGATCGTGCCTCCAGCACTGATGTTCGTTGCTAAGCGTCTGCTTGACACCGAATTGCGTGTTGCCACCGCTGACAACGACATCAACGCGTTGAAAGCAATGGGCGCGATCCCCGAAGGTTATGGCGTCAACCACTTCTTGACCGACAACAACGCTTGGTTCTTGAAGACTGACGTGCCTAACGGCTTGAAGCACTTTGTCCGTACTCCTCTGTCCAATTCCATGGACGGTGATTTTGACACTGGAAACGTTCGCTACAAATCTCGTGAGCGTTACAGCTTCGGCTGGTCGGACCCACTCGGCATGTTCGGTAGCTCCGGCTCCAACTAATCAGACCTCACGGTTTGATGTGAAAAGGCACCTTCGGGTGCCTTTTTTCTTGCAATTTTTATTGAGCATGGTATAAACACACAACCCGGAATTTCCGGCGTATCTGACAGGTCCGGCTGACGTCATGCAGACAGATACGCTTAACCGCATGAGGAAAAAATCATGGCTCAAACCAGCTTCTCCGGCCCAGTCAACTTGGGTTCTTTTACTGTGGCCACCGCGCCCACCAACGCCTCTACCGGCTCTGTTGCTTACTTCAGCAACGGCGCTGCCGGCAACCCCGTTCTGGCTTTCTACAACGGCACCAACTGGTTGCGTGTTGACACTCTTGCTGCGATCTCCGCCAGCTAATTAGGAGCCCACCATGGGTATGCAAACCGACGTCTTAGCGACCAAGCCGCTGACGGCAACGGGTAACTTCAAGACCCAAGGCGATGGTGACATTCCGCGTACTCGTGTCAAAACGATCTACGCTGTGAATGGTGCTACCGCTGGGTCTGTGGTGATCCGTCAAGGTGGTGCTTCTGGCGAGATCATCGCCACGATTAACACTGCTGCCAACACGACAGCTGGCTACACAATCATCCCCGTTCCAGCTGAGGGCTTGCTCTGCAAAGTAGGCGATCTACACGGCACGGTGACGAACACAACCTCAATCGTTTTGTTCTATGGCTAAGAAAACCCCATCCCTTGCGGTCGGTCGTGGCGAGAAGCTGCCCGTCTCCAAAGGGGCGGGGCTGACTGCCAAAGGCCGTGCCAAGTACAACGCTGCCACCGGTAGCAACCTCAAAGCCCCGCAGCCCCAAGGCGGCAAGCGCAAGGACTCGTTCTGCGCACGCATGTCTGGAATGCCGGGTCCGATGAAAGACGAGAAGGGCAAGCCCACCCGCAAGGCGGCTGCTCTCGCAAGGTGGAAGTGCTGATATGAGTGAAGACGCTATCCAAACAGCCCGTGAACTCGCTACGCATGCGTCCGACATCAAGCACCTGCAAGATGACATGGACAAGATGCTGGTGAACATGAAAGAGATGCAGGCAACTCTAATTGACATCCAAAAAACACTTTCCGAAGCTCGCGGCGGATGGAAGGTTTTGATGTTGGTTGGCGGGGCCAGTAGCGTCGTGGGCGCAGGGCTGGTTCAACTCACCAATTGGTACGTGGGGAAGTAATGCCCAGCAAAACACCACAGCAGAAGAAGTTCATGCAAGCGGTGGCGAACAACCCCAAGTTTGCCAAAAAAGTTAAGGTGCCGACGAAGGTCGGTAAAGAGTTTGTCAAGGCCGACAAGGCCAAAAGGAGTAAATGATGGCTAAAGAAACCGAAGAGCAAATTGAAGCCCGCATGGAAGCTGCCCGCAATAATCTGGCGAAAGATGTGCAGGACAAATTCAATAAAGATGGCGACGTTGATGAGCGCGATCGCCGTCTGGAGTCAGCTGGTAGATCGCGTCGTACAGAACCCGTTGCAAAAACAGAGCCAGCCAAAAAAGCTCCCGTTGTCACCAAGGAAGAGCTGGAAAAGTCTGGCTTGAGTCTGCGTGACTACATGAACAAGCAAAAAGGTTTGACTCGTCGTGACGGCTCGAAAACCGAAAAAGCCCCAAGCAAAACCACTACCGAAACAAAGCCAGCTGGCTTGATGGCTAAGGCTGATAAGCCAGCCGTCAGCGAAAGCTACCGCTCTGAAGGTGCCAACAAGGCAAAGCCAGCAGCGTCAGGAAGCAAAAAACCAGAGCCATACAATCCACCAGCAGTAAAGTTTTTTAAGAGCTTGCGTGCCCGTGGGGAGAAAGATTTGGCCGAACGAGGTATGAAAAAAGGTGGGTCGATCAACGGGATCGCCAAGCGCGGTCTCACCAAGTGCAAAACTGTTTAAGGAGTTCAAAATGAACGAAAACGCAATGATGAAGAAGATGGGTCGCGGTAAAGCCAAAGCTGCTATGGCCAAAAAGGCTATGCCCGCCAAGGGTAAGATGCCTGCTATGAAAATGGGCAAGGTAAAGACCAACTCGAGACCCGATGGCATCATCGAAAAAGGTGGCACCAAGGGTAAGCAGATCGCCATGAAAACGGGCGGCAAGACCTGCTAAGCCATGATGGCCTCACGCGGCATGGGGGCCGTCGAACCTTCGAAGATGCCCAAGGCCAAAACCGCCAAACGCAGAGACGGTGACCAGTTCACTGAGTATGCGGAGGGCGGCAAGGTCAATGCGGCCGGCAATTACACGAAGCCCGAGATGCGCAAGCGGATCGTGAGTCAAGTCAAAGCCGCTGCAACTCATGGCACTGGCGCAGGCCAGTGGTCGGCCCGTAAAGCCCAGCTCGTGGCCAAGAAATACAAAGCCGCTGGTGGCGGCTACAGGGGCTAAAATGAAGGCTCCGCAAAAATCCCTCAAAGACTGGGGCAACCAAGAATGGAGGACGAAAAGTGGTAAAAAATCTTCTGAAACAGGTGAGCGATACTTACCTAAAGCTGCAATTAAAAGCCTCAGCCCTGCTGAGTACGCTGCTACAACGCGTGCGAAACGCGCTGGCAAAAAAGCCGGGAAGCAGTTCGTAGCACAGCCCAAGACCATCGCAAAGAAAACAGCAGGGTTTAGATAATGGCAACATCCGGCGTAGCAAACTTCAACCTCGACCTCAGCGAGATCGTCGAGGAAGCGTTCGAGCGTTGCGGCGCAGAACTCCGAACGGGTTACGACCTGCGCACGGCACGGCGTTCCTTGAACTTGCTGTTTGCTGACTGGGCCAACCGTGGCATCAACATGTTCACGTTCGAGCAGGGCACAATTTCGCTGATTCCGGGAATTGCCACATACGACCTGCCGGCTGACACCGTGGACCTCTTGGAGCACGTTATCCGTACCGGTGCTGGCAACGCTTCCACCCAAGCAGACCTGACCATTACCCGGATCAGCGTCTCGACCTACGCAACCATCCCCAACAAGCTCCAGCAGGCCCGCCCAATCCAGATTTGGATCGAGCGCTTGGACACCCCTCGTGTGACCCTGTGGCCTGTGCCGGACAACTCGCAGACCTACCAGCTGGTCTACTGGCGCATGCGTCGCATCCAGAACGCCGGAGATGGCGTGAACACGATGGACATGCCCTTCCGTTTCATCCCATGCATGGTGGCCGGCTTGGCCTACTACTTGGCCCTCAAGGTGCCAGACGCAATCAACCGTTTGGAAGTCCTCAAGGCTCAGTACGACGAAGCATGGCAGTTGGCCTCTGGTGAAGACCAAGAGAAGGCTGCGCTGCGTTTCGTTCCTCGCCAGATGTTTATCGGTAGCTGACCATGGGAAACCGCTTCGCATCAGGCAAAAAAGCTATTGCGATATGTGATCGCTGTGGTTTTCAGTTCCGTCTGAAAGAGCTCAAGGCGCTGGTCATCAAGACCAAGAACGTCAACATCATCGTGTGCAACGAATGCTGGGAGCCCGATCAGCCGCAGCTGCAGCTTGGTATGTACCCGGTGGATGACCCGCAAGGGTTGCGCAACCCCCGCCCTGATAGCAGCTACCTTCAGTCCGGCCTCTTGGCCGATGGCGAACCGGGTGGCGGCAGTCGGGACATTTTCTGGGGCTGGAACCCAGTGGGTGGAGCATCACAATTTGATGAGTTGCTGACGCCAAATCCCTTGGTTTTGGACGTGGAAGTCGGTATAGTCACGGTAGTTGTAACGTAAGGAGCCAACATGGCAACCAAACACTCTGATGCGAAGATGGACAAGACGGTAACCAAAAAGGCGGTCAAGGCTGCAGTGCATAAGCATGAGCGTTCCAAACACCCCGGCAAGCCCCTGACCAAGCTCAAAGCTGGCGGCATGCCCAAGAAACCCATGAAAGGTTGATATGCAAAACACTCCAGTCAAAACCGTGCCGATTGTTCCGAACAACAACGGCTACCCCAATAACATACCCAACACGCAAACCGTGAAGACCCGTGGCACTGGCTGCGCCACCAAGGGTACGAACTCGAGCAAGAAACTCGCATGAACTACGCCCAGCTCAGCGCCCAAATTCAGGCGTACCTTGAGAACACGTTCCCCGACACTTTGACGTGGGACGGTCAGACTGTCACATCCAAAGACCAGATCGACACGTTCATCAAGCAAGCTGAGCAGCGTATTTTCAACACGGTTCAGTTCCCCTCGATTCGCAAGAACGTGACGGGCACGCTGACGGCCAGCAACAAGTACCTGTCCTCGCCCTCCGATTTCCTGTCGGTGTATTCGATGGCGGTGATTGATGCCACCGGGCGCTACGAGTACCTGCTCAACAAGGATGTGAACTTCATCCGTCAGGCGTACCCCAACCCCACGAGCACTGGCATTCCTCAGTATTACGCTCTGTTTGGCCCGACCACGACCAACAACAACCCGCCCGTCATCACCAATGAGCTGAGTTTCATGGTGGGACCTACGCCCGATGCGGCGTACTCGGTTGAGCTGCACTACTTCTTCATGCCGACTTCGATCGTCGATGCCGGCACGACTTGGCTGGGCGACAACTTTGACACCGTGCTGCTGTACGGCTCACTGGTAGAGGCTGCGATCTTCATGAAAATTGATGCACAGACCGAAGGTATTGTGCTCGACACCAAGTACAAGGAAGCATTGGCTTTGGCCAAACGCTTGGGCGACGGCTTGGAGCGTCAAGACGCTTACCGTAGCGGCCAATACAGACAGGCAGTCACATGATCACCCAAACCGTAACCACATCGTTCAAGGCCGACCTGCTTAAAGCGGTTCACGACTTCAACACCGACACGTTTAAACTGGCCCTGTACTTGGCCACGGCCGATCTTGACGCAAACACCATCGTTTACACAACCACCGGGGAAACCTCTGGCACTGGCTATGTGGCTGGTGGCAACACCCTGACCGGTGTGTCGGTCAATGATGCCGGTTTCGTGACGTTCACCAACACCTCTTGGAACCCTGCTGCGTTCACCGCACGGGGTGCCCTCATCTACAATAGCACCAAGTCGAACAAGGCTGTGGCGGTTTTGGAC